GTTTAAGGTTCAACATTACGGCAACTCGGCCCCGGAGACATGGATAAACACAACTTCCTAGTTATCGCATCAAAAGCTTCGCAAGAAGCTCTGTCAGCACAACTGCTCAGTCATTATAAATCACTGGGTATCTCTGGGTGGCTTAGATCGGTATTAAAGATCAGGTCAGATTCCGTGGCTATAGATGAGGGATTTCTTCGTTATATCAGCTTGAACGGCGTTAGCCGTCCTCTGAGATTCCGAACGTCCGGCAACTTATGCCGCGGTATGACAGAAAATGTCACCAAAGTTTTATTGGTAAAGCAGATCGATCCAGATCGTGCTTTCTCCCTCCTCCTCACTCACGTCTGCAAGCAGGTTTCTGCTATGTGGGCGAATCTTTCGTTGTTATTCCAGTTCTGGAATGTGCAAACGACGATCGAAGATCTCGATCGCTTCACCTTCTGTGGAGTGATGTGGGGTCTGAGTGTTGGCGTCGAGTCGGCTTTTAAGTTTATTCTAGCCGACGCATTTGCGTCATGGGTCCATAACAAGACCTATCAAGGAGAGCGGTACGCTGAGGAGCGACCCGCGGCCCCGAAAGGGCTTGAGAGAAACGCATTCTTTGCCATGTTTTCGAAGAAACTTGGGCACAACTTAAAAACATCCAGTCTTCCGTTTATGCGGAATGAGCTTAGTCGATGGCAATTCTACTTCTCTGTCCTTCAAGCGAAAAAGGGTACTTACCCTTTAGCCGAATGGGACATTGACGATAAATTGCGAAAGACATTTGCTCTCCTCACCACTCATAATGGTGGCGATGACTGGAACGATTCTCAGTTGGATCCACTGATCATTTCTTCGATTTATCAAACCGTGAAAGAGGTTATGAAACGACCCGCGTCTCAGAAGTTCCGTCCCCTGTTTCCCTCATCTAGTGCGTGTGAAGAACAAACGCGCCGTATGGGAGGAGCAGTGACAGGAGTATCCGAGCCGATTGGATGGGGTCGCGCATTGGGACCAAATGCTTTTGAGCATTCCCAGCCGATCAATTTTGACTACTTTGAGAACGAGCGTGTCGAGTTCACCGATATTCCGCAAGATCTTCTGCGGAATCTCTGGGACTTGCGGTCATTTTGTCCGACCGCAACGATCCACGAAGTTTTGGAATCTTTCAAACTTCGGGTGATCACGACTGGCCCGGCCGTTGATTATTACTTGATGAAGTATATCAATCGGCAAGTGCATTCTCAAGTGATGAGTCATCCATTCTTTTGCTTCACTTCTGGTCCCGTCGATTCGAAAGGATCGAATGTGGACGTCGAAAAGCTACATGATCTTGTGCTTTTCGCGGGCGAGACTCTGGAGTCGGTTGATTATGAAGCTGCTACTGACAAACTTCGGTCGAAATACACGCGATATGCGTGGCATGCGACCTGCCTGGCCATGGGGTACTCATGGGAGGTCTACGATTGGGTTTCAAAATCCCTAACGCAGACAATCCTACGGTGCCCATTGAGGTCAGGCGAAGTTTTGGAGGAACAGCAGCAGAATGGTCAGCTGATGGGACATATCATCTCTTTTCCTATGCTCTGTCTTGTGAACGGCTCGATTTTGAGACTCGTTGAACAGACGTCCAGACAAGGCTATCTCCCCCAGCCACTCCGTCGCTTCCACGAGCGCTATGGTGTAATAACCAAGATGCTTCGTGTTGGCGGCGAAATGCTGGGAATTCCGGAGTATGGCCTGGTTCCACTCAGTCTGATTCGCGGAAAGGTTAACGGCGACGATGGTCTTGTCGTCATCGACCCCCGCAAGCGGTATATCTTGGAAAGATTAACCCGCGCAGTCGGATTCACTTTGTCCATTGGGAAATCGTATAGTTCACGCGATTTCGGAATGATCAATAGTCGAATCTTTCTTTTGAAATCAGATGAGATTTTTGGGATCAAACGACCCTATTGTCTGGTACCGTATCTGAACGTTGGCCTAATAAAGGGGACTGGTCGAGTCCTCTCCGATACACGTCGTGATGACGTGGAATCGGCAGTCGAATTTTATTCCGATTGCGGCACGAAAGCTGGTAAGCTTATCGATGGATTCTCGAAGGAGGATTCTCGCGTTGCCCTGGCCATGTTCATAAGATGGAACGAAAAGGCTCTTAAGACGACGGCACGTGATTGGTACTTGCCGCGGAACATGGGTGGACTAGAACTCCCGTGTCTGTTAGAAACACCACCTCCCTTATCAGTACATGCTGCGCTTGTAGCGAGCTATGCCCAATCTGAGGGGGGTATCTCCATAGATCCTGTGGAGGTGTCCTGTTCTGCATCCGCGGCTTACCGATCGAAGATCCCACATATACTTGTTGATCACACCGATCTCCCTGAAGACATTGAGTGTCGTGACGACACAGTCTTCTTTTGGAGAGTTGGTACAATGCAACGCATTGGTGTGCAGACCTCCGAAAACAAGTTTTGGAAGTGCCATCGTCAGGCTCTTAGGAAAAGAGTTGCTCCGCTAAGGCATCGTGTAAATCGCAGGTGGGTCTCAATACCCTCTGTGGTGCTTTTGCAACCCGCGCTACCTCTACCTTTCTTTGGTGACAAATTCTCTGATCTTAGCTAAACAAACAATTGGTGCATCGTCGTGCCGAGACCTCCTTAACCCCGTAGTCGTTCATGGTCGAACGAGCGATTACAAATGTAAATAAGACCCGTGGGTTTACTCACGTTGTAAATAGGGCTAAATGGCTGGAGGATACGGACGAACACGCGATGGTGTATCGTTTGTCTAGAGTGTGACTTTTAG